ATCGTTACCTCTGCCGTACTGAAATCACTATCACCGCCACCGCCACCAAGACACACACCCGTAACTGGGTTGCAGCACTCTGTGGGGTTGCCGTCGCTATCTGCTTTAACTTCTATTATTGCGTTACCCATTGTAACGCCACCGCTTCTTACAAAATCAGGCATTTTTAAACTCCTTTCTAACTGATACCCGGATAAATTCCTTCCCCGGTATTTTCGTTAATTATTACTAATTCAATTTCGGTTATATCTTCCGGATTCTGTATAACATAAACCCCAAAGTTATAATCATCATTAAAACGTATTGCACCGCTATACAGTATTTTCCAACCGCCAAACATATTTTACCACCTTTCTAATTTCCGATATTTGCACCGTTCTGCGCTACTGCTGCACTGTAATAATATGTCTTATTCACGAAAAATTCAAGATCAAAAGTCGTTCCGTCTGTCGCCCAATTTCCCGTTGTATAATCCCATACTGTGAAAAAGTGCAATTTCTGGAGTACGCCGTCAACCGTAATAGCTCCACCGTAACCGTCTACCATTTCTTGTATAAGATACTTATTTGTACGCAGCATATTTGTGCCGCACGCTCTTGCGGCTATTATATAGCTGTTTACGCTGCTAAATCTTACGTCATCGATTTCAAATAGCGGCGTTGTGCTGCCGGTATCTTTAAACGGGAATGTTACGCAAATAAGCCCCGGAATATTGAGCGATAACGCAAGTGACCCGCTGTTATAAATATCCCTCGCGGCTTTAACTTGAACGCCGGTAGCGATACACCTTGCAACGTTGGTAACGCCGTAAAGTTCGGCGTCGCCTACGGCTGCCGCTGCTGCGCTTCCGGCATTTGTGGCGCTGTCTGCTGCTTGATCTGCCCAATATTTACTATTATTTTCGTACTGTGCAGCGGTGTTGTCTACGGGCGTCCCGTCTTTAGTACCAACCGCCCACGCTTCTGCTTCTTCCGCCCAAGCCTTTGCCGCGTCTGCTTGTGTGGTATCTGCTGCGCTGGCTGCTGCGTCGTTGGCATAACCCTGTGCGTCGTCGGCATAACCCTTTGCGTCGTCGGCATATCCGTCTGCGGCGCTGGCGCTGTTAGCTGCCTGTTCCGCCCAATATTTTGAATTGTTTTCGTGCTGCGGCGCGTCTGCGTCTACCGGCTCACCGTTTTTAGTACCTACCGCCCACGCTTCACTTTCAAGGCTAAATTCTTCGCTTTCGTCGCGGGCGTCCTGTGCGGCTTTTACTGCTGCGTCGATAAGGTCAAGCCTGTCGCGCACGGATTTTACGAATTTAGTTATCCAATCCAAATTCAGTTCGTGAAAATTGGTATAAGGGAAATGTTCAAAAAGCCCCATAATTTAACCGCCTTTCTAATAAAGCATAATGCAAAATTTGTTAATAAATTCACGGGTTATAATATGTATTAAATCATATTTAAGCCGTAATGTTACTTCTTTATCGGCTACGTCCGTTGGAGTATATAAAGCGCTGTCGCCCTGCGAATGAAACGTATCAATAGTTGCAGCGTTGCCGGTCTGCGCTTGTACCATTTTTTCACGCTCTACAAAAGCCGCGTCGTTATATCCTTTACCGCTACCCGTGTTTGTAGTATTTAGGTTAGGGCGATATTCCGTACGCCGCGTTTCGTCGCGGGTAAAGTTTATAAACGGGTCATAGTTTTTATAAAGCGTGTCGGCTATACGCTGCCAAGCGGTTATCCTTGCTTTGCTCCATATTTCCAGCGCCTTTTTTATAACGTCCGGATCGGGGTAAAGCGCTTCTAATTCCATTGTTTCGAAAAGGATATTGTTTACAAGGTCGGCTTTTGTTATCTGTGTCGGCACTTGCATATCGTCGAAAATGGTATTATCGTAGTCGTATAGTGTTTCATAACTCAAAATCGCCATTTTGCGCCACCTTTTCTACGTTTCCGATATAATTTATCGTCGCGTCAATTCCGAACATATCAGATACCTTTTTGAAGCCCTCACGCACATTTGTAAGTATATTGCGCGGTAGGCTTTCAGTGTCGTCATTGTTTGCGTTGACTTCATCAACTATCATACGCTCGCGCTTCTGCGTGTTGGCGTTAGGTATTCCGGCAGCGGTACAAAAATCGTCCTCGATTTTCTTAAGGTCTGCAAGCACCTTATCGGTAATATAATTACGTCCAACGTCTTGCTGGAACATAACCCACGCGGGGCTGCCGTCTTCCTTAAACAGCTTTTTATCTACTACCGCCGCCGGCTCGCCGCTTGCTATACGGTCAAACAGCTTTTTAAACGTTTCGGCTTGTGCTTTCGTTTCACTTCCGAAAACGTATGATAATTTTGTATTAAGTAAGTTAATGCCGGCAGCTTCTACGCAAAGTGCCATCATATCCGCATAAAGCGACACAAGGGGTATAACGCCTTTGTAATCGTCTTTAAGCTTTACAAGTACGCAGTCGACGTCTATATTTTTTTCCACGCTGCCAAGTACCGGGTTTGCAACTATGATTTTAAGCGGCTGATAATACACGTTAAAACCATACGGCTGGCAGTTAAGCGCTACCACCCCGTAACGGTCTGTATTAAACACGCCGATATAGCCGCAACCGAAAAGCACATATTTAAAAAAGTTCTGCGCCCAATTTTCCGGCAGTTTAAATTTATAACAACTAATGATCTTTTCAAATAGTCTTTCGGTAAAATAACGCACAAGCGCGGTATTTTTACAATGCACCGTAGACGGTGAAAAGCTGCTGTTATAAAGATTTATATCTTGCCACGAAACGGGCATATTAAAGTCACTCATAATAAAACCCGCTTTCTAATATTGCTTTTATTGCGTCCGCTTCTGCGGCTGTTCCGGGAATTGCGACGTCACCGCGCTGCACAATCATAAAGCCGCCAAGTCCCGCCGGCGTAGCGCTGTGCATATACGGGCGTCCATTTTTTGCGTTATAATCATCTGCAACGTGGTGGAATATAGCGCCAAACGTCTTACCCGTTTGATACGCCGCCAAACTTCCGGCGTTTCCAAGTGTTGCCACGTTTCCGCGTATACCGTCCGCGCCGTCAAGTATACCGTTTGCCGTTGCTCCGAGCATAAGCCCCAAGTTGCCGGATAATGCCGCCGCCGCTGCCGCTCCGATGTTTCCAAGTGCTGACGATACAGCGCCAATATTACTACCGGCACCGCTAAACGGAATTGGTACGCCCCATTGAGCGCTAACACTTGCAAGCACGCCGGTATTGCTGCCCCCGCACTCAAGTATACCGATACCCGTTGCAGCGTCCGCGTAAATATTTATTGATAACGTCGTTTCGTCTACCATTTTGGAAGCGTCCAGCGCTATAAGTCCAAACGGCTGGTAATATATCCAATATTCACTATACGGCGCCATATTAAGATATTTCCCGCGCGCTACTTGCGGGTGTTTTGGTATAGTTACTGAATAAGTGCTGACAAGTCCAGCCGCCGCGTTAAGACACGTGGCGGTAGTATGAGCGTCCCACCAACCTATAAAAAGCGATACACTTGAGCCGCCAAGTGCCGCCATAGACTGCGGTACCCAAACAATAGATTTAATATAATCTATCGGTTTAAACATAGCGTTAATAACCGCTTGTTTAACGTCTGCAACGGGAGTACCGGCTATTTCGGCATTTAGTTTAGTTATAAGCGTGTTAAACTCCGACGGGGTCATTTGATAAAGCGTAGACGCTCCGTTATTACTACCAACTATTGATACGATATAATACCCGGCACTTAATGGTATGTCGTCAACGTCCAATATTTGCCCGTCCGCGCTGGTCTTGCCGGTAAGCGGGTAATATCCGTCCCGGATATATCCGTTGCTCGCAGTGCTGGAGCGGAGAACGTATAAACTCTCCGCCCCAATCTGCGATTTATACGTACCGAGAACGTCGCACGCAAGGGAAGCATACCAAAGTCCGTTATCATATTGCCAATCTGTTACGAAATAATAGCGCTTGAAATCGGAAATATAAGCGTAGTTGTAAAAATATCCATTTGTCGGTTTAGGCGCGGCAACTTTTACAATTATACGCGGTCTTGTTACGTTGCAAGGCTCGAAAATCTCACAAGACGCGGTTAATTTAAGGTCTGTGGCTGTGGGCTGTTTCGTGCTGTTGCTGTCTTTTGTGAAATTGTAAAACTTTACGTCTACGCTCATTTGTTAAACCTTTAACGATTAGTCAAGGATAAGTACAATACCCTTTTCGGTAATATCGTTCATAAGCTGCACTTCGACAAGCGGGAACATATTTGTATAACTTGCGCGCTCATTCCTCTGTGCAGTAATCTTATCACGGTAGATATGATAACCGCAAGCGTCACGATCAAACATAACGCCAACGACGTCAGTAAGAGTAACCGGGCTTGCTGCCGCAATAGCGCCGTCTGTGTCGATATACGCGGGTGTAACCTGAATTTCGTCTGCGTCATCTATGCTTTGCCAATAAGAGATGCCCTCTGTGTCGGCGGTCTTAAGATAGTTATCATTATAGGTTACAGCAAGTCCCATAGCGTCAATCATATCTTTATACTCCGCAAGCATATAAGCCTTAAGGTCTGCGGCGGGAGTGTGGCGCATAATCGGCTTCCCGGTTATTCTCTGCTGATATTTTTCGCTTCTCTCACTCATCATACGCGCAAGCGTATTCATACGGGCATAAAGCCAACGGGTAAATCCGGCAAAGTTGGCGGGGTCTTTAATAGTTGTGCTGGTAAAGCTACCGCCGGTAGCTGCGTTGTACTCTGTAAGGAGATGCACTACCATATCGCCGGTGCCGCCGTCTGCGGTATACTTCGCGGCAATAAAGTTGCTGACTATGCCGCGTCGCATATCCTCAAGCCACTGTTCACGCTGATTAGCAAAGTGCTGCATAAGCCCGGATATAAAACGCGCAAATTCGCTGCTGCTTGAAAAAGCGGTGTCAAGCTGATAATCGAAAAGCGTATAAATATCGCTATACATATCACGCCCGTAATAATGTGTTTCCAGCACTTTCGGCTTCTTTACAACGAACGGGTCAATACTTGCACCGTCTACAAGGTCATAAGCCTTATTGTCTTCCGGGGTACCCTCAATAAAGTTTATTTTGCGCTTGATTCCGCCCCATTCGGTTGCGGTCTTCTCCAGCCCTGTAAGCTTTGCGTTATAGGGTCTAACCGCGATAAGGGTTTCGCCTATCATCTGCGAAATTGAGTTGATAATAGGGTCATAGCCCGCGCGGAGTGTGGCTTGTGCCATAGACACAAACCCGCTTTCATCAGTAGGTGTTATAGCGGTCTGCCCCGTCGCCTGCTGGTGCAGCGACGTAAGCAAGGTCGCTGCCTGTTCAAAATTCATTACATTTACACTCATTTTAGATTTTACTCCTTTTTACCGTATACACTGCCTAAAATGTCTTTGTAATCGTTATTAACCGGCTTGCTTGCGCTGCCGTCTGTTTTTATTGCAAATGCTTGCAGCTTCGCAAGTGTGTCATTCATCTGTGCAAGCATTTTAGCAACTTCGGAATTTTCCGCCGGCTTTTCTTCCGGCTTTTCTTCCCGATCTTCTGCGGCAGCCGGTAAAGCCGGCTGCTCCAACTCCGCCGGCTTTGCTGCCGTTATACTTAAGTTCTGCGAAAAACTTTCAATTTCCGCTTTGGTGTAACCCGCTTTTACAAGGGTTAAAATTTCTTCGACGTTCATTTTTATTCTCCATTTATCCATTTTTGAAAAGCCGTAACGGTTTTCTTACCAATATAACCGTCCGCGGCACACGTATAACCTTGCTTTGTAAGATATTTTTGCAGCGCGGTTGCGGTATCTTTTCCAACTATACCGTCAACTTTAACGTCTATTTTCTTTTGCAGTGCGCGGATAACCTCGCTGCCTTTTCCCAAATTAATTAATTGCCATTTCCAGCCGCTGCCCGCTGCCGGAACATATTTTTTATTTAATCTATATTGTTTTGAAATAACACCGTCTGCCGGTGTGTTAAGCTTTATTTGCAGTGCTGTTGTCGTTATACTATCCCAAACGCCGGATACAGTTATTTTATCATCATAAGCGTGTGCGCCGTCCGATAATACCATAACGGTATGCCCTTTGCGTTTTGTTACTAATATGTCGGAGCGGTGCAGCTTTTCACCCGTTACTGTGTAAGCTTCGCCGGTCATTTCTTTAAACGCGCCGGTCTTTAGTAAATATTCCGGCTCGTCCGCTGTCGAAAACATACCGATATTAATACCGGCATATAATATACAAACACGCATAAGCTGGCTGCAATCAGTTTCGCAAGGCTTTTTTACTTTGCTGCAATCCCAGCCCGCCGGCTGCACTTCATAAAACAACGATTGATTGTTAGATTGATCATAGCCTATACAATCATTATAGCAAGCCGCTTCCATATTCCAAGCGGCGCGTTCACCCTTTGCGGCGTCCTTAAACCTAAAACACCGCCAGCCCTTTGCGTCCACGTAAAAGTTTTCTATACAAACTTCCTTGCCCGTTTGGTCGCCGGCGCTGCCGCCTTTTATTTTCCCGTGTTCATCAATTCTTGCGCTGCCGATTTTAATCATTTATCAAGTCTGTTTATCAAAGTTGTAATTGCAATTTCAAGCTTGTTTATCGCTTCTTTAAGGCTTGCTGTTTCTGTCTTATGATTTTCGCTTTCGCGCTGCATATAGATAAATAGCAAAATTGTCATCGCGATCGGGAAGCCCACACTTGAAATTATACTGGTAATTTCTTCCATTTTGGCACCTCTTTTCAAACAAGCCGGCACACGTCCGGCGACCGGCGTCGCCTTGCCCGCGCTTCCGGCGCTTCCGTATGGGCGGTGCGCCGGCTCACTTATTATATAACATATTTGCCTTGCGTATGTCAAGCGTTAAAATACCGTTCGAATAATACCTTTTGCGTATAACTTTGGAATGTCAGTTTATTGTTAAGATAAGCAAGCCACAAATAATACTTTTCCCGTCTGAAGCGGCGTAAATCCATTTCGCTGCTGCTGTAACTTTTCGCGCTGCCTTTCGTAACCGGCGTAAGATAGAATTCACCTTTTGACTTATGTTTATATATTTCAATTTCACCGACGCGGCACACAAGACCGTACTGCCGCAGATCGCAGCTTTTTATATTTACCATTTCGTCGGCTGCAAAATCGTTGTCGATAGACATTGTTTTAAATTCCGTATTGGCTGCTATCTTATAAAGCGCCGTTTCTTCTTTCTTTTTAGAAATGGGGCTTTCGTTAAGCATATAAAGCGAAAAGCCTTTTTCAAAGTCTTCGTAGAATTCCAGCTTTTTGCGCTTCATATTTTCCGCGACCGTAACCAAGCCAAGCCCGATAAATACGGCGTTGGCAAGATCGTTGCTATTCGCCAGCGCGAACAGTTTAACCGGCTGCGCCCCGTTTAATTCCCTGTTACGGTTTATCGTTTCGTAAGCATTTAAAAGCGCGTCGCTTTCTGCCTTAATGGGGCGTTCGTGCTTTTCACCGATAAATTCGTCATAAACTATGTAGTCAACGTCTGAAGCGTCAAAACCGCGCAAGCTGGATATTGTCGACAGCGCAACGCCATAACCCGCCGGCGTTTTTTCCCCGTCTTCATATATGCCGTAAACGTTCTTGACTATCGACTTCATATAAAAGCCGCTGTTAATGCTTTTGAACGGATTAAATGCAGCATTAGATATTTTGTCAAGCTGCGTCTGCGTTCTGCGCATTAATATAAACTTGCGCCCGCTTCTTTTATATTCTTCTGAAACGAATTTCAAAGCGCCGTACGTCTTGCCCGTTCCGCGCCCGCCGATAATAAAATTGAACGGCGTTTTACGCTGCGCAATTCTTTCAAAATCCAAATAACCCATATTATCATAAAGCTTCATATATGCAAAAGCGCCGGGGCTTTTCGCCCCGGCTTTTCCTTTCTCTACTTGCTGCGTCTGTTCGCTTTCTTTGCCGGCTTTTCGTCTTCGTCTTCTTCAGCGTCTTCACTTTCACGCTTGCCGCCGATAAGCTCAATTTCGTTTATCGACACGTCGGTACGGAAGACCATATTTCCGCTTTCGTCTTCAAAGCTGGAAGACGTAAGTCTGCCGCCAAACGCCACAAGATCGCCTTTGCTGACGTATTCGGCTGCGATCTCCGCAGTTTTACCCCATAACGTGCAGTAAATAAAGTCTGTTTTGTCTTTCGACGCTCTGATCGCAAGCGTAACTTTTGCGTATACGCCGGCGTCTTTACCCTTGCCGTACTTTTCCAGTGTGATGTCTTTCGTTGTGCGACCGATTAGTAATACTTTGTTCATTTTGATACCTTTCCGCGCTTCAGCGCTTAAACTTATAAAATCCGGGTATGTCGTATTCTGCGTATTTAATTTCGAACACCCGTTTTAATAAACGTTCATAATCACCCGACAGCCCCAGCGTGTAAGTGCTGTCGCGGATAACCATATTGTCAGTGATAACAAGCTTTTTCCCGTCAATTTCTAATTCCATATATACGTTATCGTTGTATATGCTTTCAGTGCCGCCGGCGTCTACGAATATAAACCCCTCTTTAAAATTATCTATTGTTTTAAGCTCCGGCGCACCTTTTTTCTTATTCACACCGGCAACCGTAACGTGCAGCCCTTTATCGTCAACGTAAGCGTACTTTTTAGCGCCCAGCGTTTTAAACGCTTTGTAGCCTACCGGCGTTTCGTCTTCGAACACGCCCATATAGTGTGCTTCGCCTTGCGGGTCGTAAGCATAAGCCCCACTTGATAAGCTTGCGTTTTTACGTTCTTCGTTATACTGCGTCAGATCAAGCCGCCCTATCGTCTTTATACTGTCCGTGTCTGCATACACGAACGTATCACCCGCCGCCATAATTGCCAAGTGCAGCATATAACGCGCCCAGCTGGTACACCATACGCCCCATTGATACGCAAGAAACGCTTTTTTATTACTTTGCGCTAGTAATTCTTCAAGACTTATATTGCGCGGCTTGTATTCGCCGTCCACATAGTCAATTGTATCTTTTACCGGGTCTTGTGCGCACATTCCGTTGATAGCAAGAATTAAGTTTATTTTTACTTTTCAAATAATATAATTCTTGCCCGCTCACCCCCTTTAATTCCGTCTTGCGCTTGTAATAGTCTATGATAACGTCTTTAAGCGGCTGCGGCAATTGCCCATACCGGGCATATGCTATCGTGATCGCTTCGCACGCCGTCCAGTCGTACAAATCGTATATCATTTTAAAATCAATGTCAGTAATAGTCGTTTCAAGATATTCGGCAGACATTACGCGCCCGTTATCGAATTGCCCACCGATAATGTTCCGGCACTTGTCTTTTGACAAATACGGGCAGCCGATATATTTATCACGTTCGCTTATGTTCTCAAACTTTACACGCATAATTACGGCTTTGTGCTTATTGTATATCAGGTCTTTTATACGCCTTATGTCTGCGTAACCCTCTACGAAAAACGCTGTCATTGGAAACGGGCAATTTATCATCACGTCCGGGTAACTGCTGGAACGGTCGCAGCTGTATACGTTCTCAAGCGTTTCACCGGCGTACCACCGCGACGCGTGAGTATTACCGCCGCGAAAAGCTTCGCGCAATAGCCGGTAAACTTCCGGCGTCGGCAGTATTTCGGCAAGCTGCTTATGATTATATTTTTTCATAGCGTGCTTGCAGTCGCGGCGTACGTACCCGGTCGACGTAAGCGGTACGGTATATAAATTGTCGTAATCGTAAGCCATTTCGATTTTAAGTGCTTCGACTAAACCGCGTACGTCATTAATGCAGTATAGTAATTCCTGATCTGTAAACGGCGTCCACGGGTAACGCACTTTATTATAATCAAAACCGCTTTGCTTTTCGTCTTTAACGCCCATTTTATGCAAGAATTCTGCAAGCGACATATTACTATGGTAATACGAACAGCGGAATTCTAACGCGTCAAACATCGTACATTTAAGCACCTTGCGCGGCTCTGTACAGAATACTTCGTCCGGCTCAAAATCATATATACCTTTCAGATACTGAAATTCGTGGCTTAAATTATGCACGTATACAACCAGCCAACTGCCGCGTAAACGACGCTTTATTTCCGTGCAGAATTTTATAAACTCTTGCCACGTTCTGCCGATAACCGTTACGGCGTCGTCAATTTGAAATTGCCATATATACATAAACGACTGTTCGATGTCGGCAAGTCTTGTCGTTTCGATGTCGAACGCGCACACCAAGTCTTTATAATAGACTTTGCCGCCGTGCGGGTTTCCGCGCGGGCGGGGCTGCTTCTTTGCCCGCCATATTTCTTTATAATCGTAATCGTTTACGTTGATAACCATTTTATATATTGCTTCTGCCGGACGGCACTTTACTATATACACGTAATTTGCCGCTGCGTTTCCCAGCTATTACATCTTCAATATTTTGCTGCCAATATGCAACATTTGCTTTTAGCTGTTCTTCACTTAAATCACGCTTTTTAGCTCTACTCAAAGCACTAACAATGTCTGTATCTTTATATACATTTCCTAAACTTCCCAGCGCGTCAATCAGTACATCGCTGCCGTAAATGCTTTTCAAGCCCCGGTCTGTCATATCTTTCATAAATTCCTGAACATTGTTAAAGTTTTCTTCGTTTACAAAGTCATAACCGTGTTTATGAAATGTTTCAATGCTTCTTTCGCGATAATCTGCATAACGTTCAACGCTTGAAAAATTACCCGTTAAATATCTTTCAACGCTTGCAAGCTCTTTCGCCAGCTGCGTTTTCTTCATACCGCCTTTACTGATCGTCGTAAAGCTTTTAAAATCACCCTGATACATAATGTCTGCCGCACTTCCGGCGTATCTGCTCTTTACTTCTTTATAAGCTGCGCGGGCTTCCCTCGCTGCTGCCGTATACATTTTTCGCAGCTGTCTATACGTGTAATTCTGTTCTAAATACTGCGGATTATTCTTATTCATATGTTAACCAGCCTTTTAAACTTCCCGTCGCGGGTTATAAACGCCGCTGCCGTTATATTGTGCGATCTGATCGTTGCAAGCGTCAGCACGGCGTCTTCTTTAGTATTAACGTGCTTGACTATTTTCCATTCGCCCGTCTGCACTTTTATTGCTATATAATACATTTAAACACCCTTTATTATAATATGTATTCCGTAGAAAAATAAACCCCAAAATATAATTGTTAAAACTGTATCAAACATTTTTACGCTCTCCCCTCGAACAGAAATCTTCTTTACCCGGTAATTCCTTATAATATCCGTCTTCTCCCAAATAGGGGCAAGCGTCATCAAACTGTTTATAAAATTTACAATCCTTGCACCGCACCAACTCGCCCTTGAGAATATCGGTTTTACCCTTTATGTATTCGTAAATATATTCAACCATTACCGCACCACCCTTTTACTTTTACCGGCGTAGTCGCGCACGTGCTTATTGTCTGTTTCCAGTTGTCGCGCTGGCGCTGGCTGACTGTAACGACGTTCTTGTAAGTTACAATTTTGTAACCGCCCGTATTATTGATAATTATCTTCATTTCTTTAACTCCTTATAATTCAATCCATTTACCGTTGTCATAAGTATAAATACGTGCCAACCAACGCGGACACATCTTTATAAACCAGTAAGCTTCAAAAGCTTCGTTAAAGTCTTTGTATTCTTCTGAATATACCGTACCGTCCGGGCGGGTAATTTTTACAAGATATTTGCGCTCCATTTTCGTAACCTTTCTGCCCGTATAGCCGATAGCGCAGCCCGCACAACGATTAAGCCCTTTCGCGTCTGCAAATCTCCAAACTCATATAAGACAAAGCCCGCATAAGGTTGTCCCATAATTCCACGTCTTCAACGTGGTCATAAAGCCACTTTTCAGCTATGGCAATCTTCTCGCGGGTGTCCGCTCTGCCAACAAAATCATAAAGTTCGCGTTCAGTATAAGTCCTCATAATATAACCCTTTCCGCGCCGTGCGCTGTTCAACTGTCAATATGATTATAACATAGCACGCTGCAAGCCGTTCCCCTTATTTAGTTACACCCATGTAATTATTATTTTCACGCCCCGCTTCGCGCGGGGTTTTTTATTGCCCGGAATTATACGCCGGTGATACGTCGCAAAGCTTGCCCACGCAGCACGCTTGCGCCGGCGAAGCCGGATAGCTGGATAGCTGGATAGCAGCCGTGCAACGATCACGCGCAAGCTGGTAGATACGATCGCTGCGGACGCTGGTATGACGCAGCCGGACAGTGGGAAACGGGGCAGAAAAATAACCCCCCTATTAGGTTATCCC